TTTTAGTTAGTCAAGTCTGTCCATTAAGTTTTCATATTTAATAGATTTATCATATGTTGCATCTTTAGCAATTTTGTTTGCATAAGTATTTAGAATAAGTTTGAGCTCTTGAATCTCCTTTTGTCCAACATGCGAATGATGGCAGTCTGGAGTTACAACGGCCTTTACATTAAACTCATCTGCCAAAACAAGCAATTGTTTATTGATTTTGGCTGTATTGTGTGGCATAAGCTCAATATAGTAATCATCTTTAAAAACACGCCTATGCCACTCAATAGTATTTTTTGCTTCCGCCAACTCTTCTGCCTCAATAGCTTTTACCAAAGCACCAGAAGCACAGCCAGAAAGGGTGATTAGCCCCTCAGTATATTTTTCTAAGGTTTCATAATCAATGCGTGGTTTTTTGTAAAAGCCTTCGGTCCAAGCAATTTCATTAAGTTTGTTAAGATTTTCTAGTCCAATATCATTTTTTGCAAGAATAATAATGTGATTGTAGATGGGATCAAGAGAGCCTTTTCTATCTTCATCGTCTCTTTGATCAAATCTATCTGCGGTAATATAGCCCTCTACACCCAATATTGGCTTAATGCCACCCTCATTAGCAGCCCGAAAAAACTCTCTATGACCAGAGAGGGATCCGTGGTCGGTAATTGCCAATGCACTCATACCCAATTCCTTGGCACGTTCAATGTATTCTATTGGTGTAGCAATTCCATCAAACAAACTGTAATGAGTGTGGACATGTAAGCCAACATAAGACATAAATTATCTTACCAATCCATACTTGATGAACTGGAAGATGGTGTGTCGAAGCCTAAATAAAATGCCTCTTGTTCGGCATAGGGCACTTTATTTAAGGCAGACTCTAGTGGAAATGGGCGAATATCTGTCCAGCCAAAAGGTTCTTTGTCTGGAGTTGATGGTATAAGTGTATAGCTTGTTTCAGTGCCCTGTCCGTTTCTCTTGAGTTTCCATGTAAGATTTGAAATGCTACTGGTTTCTAATGCATACTCACGAATGGTGTTAAACGATGATTGCTTTGATACCCCCATTGACCAAATCGCAACATATAAATCTTCTAGACCATCATCTACAAGAACGTTGCAATAAAAACGGAGACGTGCTCTCCATCCAGCCTTTGGATCTTTACGGTGCATTTCTTCTGCCCAGTCACGGCCCTCCGTATCCATTGTGTCTACAGCTTTACGCTTATAGTCTTTTGGATTTGTGTGTTCCTTCACTACGAGAGCAAGACCACGATCTTCGGAATAGCTTGGACTATCCTCATCCAATTCTTCAATAAAACGAATTTTTACGGACTGCCCGTCGGCTAGCTTTAGCCAGCGGACCTTTGCTTTGTTTTCATCATATTTTGGCTTATCAAGTAATGCGTTGATATTTTTTAGCCCCTTTACTACGCTCATATATTTTTCTCCTGTATTTTGGTTTATTATTTTAGCATCAAAGCGATAGATTTGTCAAATGATTTATCAATTTTTTTGATGTCTTCATCTGACATATCGCCTATATCTTTATATTTTTTATCTATATTTATTACGATAGCACGAGAGCCAAGATTTTCAATAATCTTGTGTTTCATGTTACCGCCCGCCTCATCATTATCTGCAATAACACATATGTTATTGAAGTATTTTTTAAGTAGGTCTGTTTGATGGCTAGAGATGTTTGCCCCTAAAGTAGCTACTGCTGAAAAGCCACACTGATCTAGCCTGATGGCGTCGAACGAAGATTCCACCACATAAACTTTTTTAGATACTTTTACTCTGTGTAAATTAAATAATATTTTTGCTTTAGGAAGTTTTGGGGTATTTTTAAAATTTTTGCCCTCAATGGATCTGGCCACAAAACCAACTTCAACACCGTCTGGAGAATGAATTGGTATAGTAACCATGTCTTGTTTTTCTGAATAGCCTAACCAAAACTTTTTTATAGAAGTTTCATTAATTAGTCTTCCTTGAAAATATTGCATTGCTCTTGGTGACTCAAGTGCTTGGGCATTTAATCTTTTAATTAAAACCTGATCATACTGAACATAATCTGGGATATTAACTAGCTTTTTACTTATTGTATCTAGGACAGAAGATTGCTGTTCTTTGCTTTTAATAAACCTAATTGATTCAAAATATTTTCTTCCAGAAATATGCATAACTAGCTCAATTAAATCACAAACATGGTGGCAAGAAAAACAAAAAAATACGCCAGTGTTTTTATCTACCTCCCCAGCTGGGGTTCTATTGTTGGCGTGAAATGGACAAAAAATTATATAGTCGGTGTCTACCTCAGACTCTATGTTTAAGCCTGCTCCCTTAAGAACTCTTTCAACTTGTTTTCTTGAGTATAGATTGGTTTTGTTTCGTTTATCCCTAGTATCCATTCGCTCTGTTTCTTTCCTATATATATCCCATATAAACTTAATTTAAATTCAAAGTATTTTTTTTCTTCGTTATAGTTTAGCGTAAAGTCTGCATTAATGTCAAGTCTTGGTGCGTATCCAGACAATCTCATTTCTGTGATTAATAATCTACAATATTCGTTTCGTAATCTGGCAATCGCAGAATCATCGTGGATGCTTCCATCCAAGCTAAATTTTTTAATTGACTTATGGTGTAAGTTAAGCATACATTAATTATAACTACTTATCCTCAAAATCTTTGTATCTATACCACCCCTTATCAAAATCTGCTTGAATTAAAAAGTCTCCCATAAAACCATTACGATTTTTTCTAAATACACACTCAATAACGTCCGAATTTACTGCACGACCTAACGCTAAAACCCAGTCGGCATCGTAAGCAATTTGCCGAGACCATGCAGTTTGTCCTAGTGTGGGAACGGTATCTAGCTTAGTAACGTCATCTGGCGTTGCTGACGAAATTGCTATGATAGGGACCTCTTGAGAAATAGCCATAAGCTTTAGTTCACGAGAAAGGTTTTTCATGCGTACCGTTTCATTATCCGCTTTTTGATTCGAAGACATAAGTTGCAAATAATCTACTACAACAAAATCTGGCCTGTATTGATTAATTTTTCCACGTAATACTGAGGGAGTTATCTCTCCACCAGTATCATTGGATATAATATGAAACTCTGGCTTGCCAGATAAATGCTTTTTGTGCCATTTAGTTAGGTCTTCTATGTTTACTTGACCACTAGAAAGTTTTCTATGTGACCATAGGCCCTCACCCATAATTGCATAAATACGATTACGAACTTCTGCTTCGTTCATTTCAAGGCTAATTATCATTGGGGATTTGCCCTGTTTCCAGGCCTGTACAGCAAAATAGAGGCTTAGCCAAGATTTTCCTATTCCAGGATACGCCAAAAATACACCAAGCTGTCCAGCGGTAATTCCAGCTGGCAGGTAGTTGTCAAATCCTGGCAAACCAGTTTTAATGCCAATAAATCCTAACTCTTTTTCTTTTTGGAGATGTTGATAATATTCAACAGCTGAATGCAAATCGGTAACATCTATATCCCTAATTGCAGAGGTATTCTTTTTTAGCTCTGAAGTTTTTGTAATTAATGATTCTAGGGCGTTTACGCTACTGCCATTTTGAATTTCAGTTGCAGCAGAAACAAGAATTTCTTTAATGCTATTTTCTAGGTATTCAGCTTGAAGCTCCTCTAGGTGATGCTTAGTAGCACCTATCCCATCTATCGGAGCAAAGTCCCTAAACTTTTCAACAACGACGGTTTTGGGTGGGACGGAGCCATTAATTTCTGCGTATCTGCGTATAAACTGCCAAATGTCAACATGGGTTTTTAATAGCTTTTCTACATCAGCCTGTAGTAGTACGTGTATCTGCTTGTCTTTTAATACTGCAGACATTAGCCTGTCTTCTATACTACTCACTTAACCACTCTTTCGCTTTTTTTCTTCTTTCAAGTCTTTCAATTGTGTCATCTTCAATACGATCTTTGGCTTCAATAAGACTATCAATATTTCCAGCAAAATTTTTCCATGTCGGTGCTGGATGAACATCAAAATAATATTCAAGCATTTCATAGCATTTGTGCAGTCCATATGAATCTATGATCGCATCGGCAGCCCAGGCTTCCGCCCATCTATTTAGGTTTGGCTTTTTATCGTACTTAAACTTGTAATGTTTTTCAAAGTTACTTAGCAAAGCCATTTGGTCTTTGCGATTAGCCATTACTTGGCCTCTACCTCGGCAGCGGCCTCTCTGACTTTAGAAGCTAGCTTATCTTCAACAAATGCATAAACACGATCAAATGCATCATTTGTATTTTCGTCCCAACGCTTGCTGTCCTGAACTTCTACATCAATACGTAGGGACTGAAAGTTTCCCAAATTAAGGGTATACCCTAATGCTACACGCACCTTTGTTTTTTCGTTCTCCATACCCGCTTCTTTCTATATACTCTCTGACCAAATAGGTATAAAACGCCCATCATCAGTTCTGGTATATGTTAGTATACCATCGCCCATTCTCCTTGTCAACTCCTGTGGAGAGGGGGTTATGTCATTTGTAATTAATTTATCTTTTCTCGGCCTACCCATATGATAAGAAGCAAGTATGTCACGAATATCTCTAACCTGAGATTCTGAATAATAACTTCTTACCTGCCAGGCAGTTTGTCCACCCTTTTGAGATCCGGTGGGAAAGGGTATTATACCACGCTTCATTAAATTTGGCAAGTATTTTTTGTGTCTATTTATGAGCTGTGCCGTTTCACCAACGGTGTAAGCTCGCTCTCTATTTTTTTTAAAGTCAGAAATAAGGCAGCTTTCTATTTGATCTTTTATAATATTATAAATAGACATAATTCCATTAGACTTATTTAAATGATAAATTCTTACAAGGTCTCCATTTAAAAACCACACCTTTTTATTGCCAGAAATAACTAATGCTTTGTTATAAGATTCCATATCGACCAATGGCATAAAAACTCTTAGCTTGGGACTCCGATTGCTATAATATTAATACGTATAGATGCTGTACCGCTGGTACCAAATTTAACTACACCTTCAACCCTTGATGTTGTAACATTAGTTATAACAACAGAGGCGTCCTTACCGCTATCGGTAATTGATATAGCCTGAGGGGTTGCTGTAACTATTGGTAGATATTTAAAATCTGCTGATGGGAAACTATAAGAGAACGGAACAGTGTCGCCAAGATTAACGGAAAGATTTGGAGTTAGATCATGAAAGCCCGCAATTATTTTTGTGTCATTAATTTTTATATCTTGTCTTGGAATATTTGGGGACGGCACCTGAATAGAACTAAATTTATTGGCTGAATATGCTGAATTTGACGCAAGCAGATTAACGGTTTTTACAATTTCATATATATAGGTAAGGTCTAGCGGTTGACCACGTTCTGGAACTGGAATTGGCATTTTTCTCCTAAATTAATATTATACCAGAGATATAACCGATGATTCATATATTTCAAGCTGAGAACTTTTGGATTTTGAAATATTTGATACCTGTATTGCAAATCGAAAAGAGTTAGCAGTTTGATTAATTATAGTATAGTTGGTGGATGTTGTACTACCATGATACTCATAACTTAGCTGTTGATCAAATTTAATAAAAATATCATATCTGGATCTATTTTCATTGTCTTGCCAAGCTAGTGAAATTATTTTATTATTAACTGAATAAGATACTTTATCTTCATTTAGCTTTTTTGGCTCACTGGCATCTAATAAAAATATTGGAGAATAGCTAGACGTTCTGTTCCTGTCTTCAGAAACAATTCTAAACCTAACTAAGTATTTATTCTGAGCAGTTGGATCGGGCAAGAGTTTATTTAAAATTTTAATTTTTTTAATATTTTTATCTGACTGAATGTTATTATCTGCCATTACTCTACACCAATTGCAACTCTAAATTCTATATAATTTGCAGTATTTGGTTCTTTTTTTATTGGCAATCCCCCGTCTGTTTTAACTACAGAATATCCAGTCATTCCATATAGTGGATTTATAGTTGTAAGATTTTCTAGTCTCATACCATCTAAAGCAACATAATAATTAGAAGATTTAGATCCATTTTTTGTAACTTGTGCATATATCTTTACAAGATTGACTGTGGTCCAATTAAAATTAGAGGTATAGTACAGGTCCTCAAGCTTCTTGGAAACTACAAAATATCTATTAGTTGTAAAATCTTTTTCTTCTGGAGCATTTCCTGCAGTAAATCCAATATGATCAATATCAACGCAAAAACTTGCATATTTTGTTGATTCAGAAGATGAAGAAAATTTTACCAAAATCTTTACATTGTCTGGGGTGTCTGGCAAAGTATTATTTTTATTAATTAACGAAAAGGCTAGTTTAATTTCATCTTTTGGTGAATTTTTATTAAAATTAAATGAAGATTCAGTTTTTTCTATATAATTACTATTGGGTTGTTCAATGACTCCTTGCAAACTATCTTTTAATAAAGTAGCATTATTTCCAACAATCATAATTATATTATTAAAAAATCTACATCTTTCATTCCTCTTAACTCTTTCTAAATTTGTAAAAGTCCTGTTATTTGCATTTGTATGAAATACTGGGGTTTGTTTCAGTGTCCCATTAATTATATACTCTCCGCTAATAACATTGTCTTCATCTACATCTAGTGGAGTATATACTGTTGGTATTTCAACAATACGCTCGGTAGTGTGATGCTCCCAACCCTCTGTTTGTGTAAAAATAAAAAAGTTTTTGCTGCCGGGAACTTCTGCTGAAAAATTTGCCTCTGCAGAAAAAATACCAATTTCTGTAATTTCATATCTTTCTTCTGTTGGCAGCTCTGCAGTTAAAACAAGTTTAGTTAAATTATTTTCATTTACATACCCTCTTGAAATAATTGGAACACGAAACATTTCAAAATCTAACGATGTTTTTTTAGCGTATTCCTCTTTTTGCAGTTCAGTAAATCCAGGTACATCACTGCGTAAGGCAGATGGACCACAGCCAACTGCAATATAAGATGCATATGACGGAGCTTGGCCAATAAGATATTTAGCCAAGATTGCCTTGCCTTTACTCGTAATCATTACTCTTCCTCATTATATATTGTATCATGTAGCTCTTTTATGCTAGAAATTATCTGAACCTCTACTTGTTCTTCAGGTTTCATGTTAATTAAATCTATTATAAGATCGCCAGTAATGGGATTAATGTAAATATACTTACAGTTATGCCTTTCTTCATTTTCGATTATATCAAATCCAGTTCCACACTCTGGAATTTTAGTATGTAATAAAATTGGAAAGTTTTTAAAATAGTCTTTATCGGTTTTTTGTAAGGCTAGAATGTTTTGCGGATTATATTCATAATAAAGGCTTGTAATATTTTTAATTGGTTGATATATTATATTTTCACCATTAACAATATCATTTCTAGCAATATTTACAATTTCTTGAGCACCAATTTCTTCAAAAAGAAGGTCTGTCATTATTTCTATTTTTTCATCTGTTGGCGTATCATCGTCTAATAAATTAATTAATTCTGGTGTTGCAATTTTTGCTGACTCCACTTTACTTTCTAGTTTACTTAGCCTTGATTCTAAGTCTGCATATTGTTGTTTGCCATAATCTTCTGGAATTCCTGCTTTAAACATTAACTTACCTCACTTAAAAACACTGTCATATTTGGGCCTTCTGGGGTAGCCGAATAGTCTATCTGGTATACAACAAACCTTGCAGATGAGTCTGTAACCTGATCAATACCTTGCTCATCTTTGTAATCTATATTTACAATATCTCCAAGCTGTAATATTGGCATTCCAAATATTTGAACACTTATAGAGCGTCTTGGTTTCATTATTTTTGATATCATCCACCCAAGCAAATTTTCTGCATCATCATGAGATTGTATGTAAGGTGTATTTAAGGTAAATTCTTTGCGTCCATGAGTTAGTCTACTAATTTTAATATCTTCATAATCTTTTTTAATTTTATTTGGATAATTAACCAACTCTTTCCCAGAAAATTGTGGGTTTGAATAATCACTATTTTTATCAAAATACTCATCAACTGTTAGATCGTGAGTTGATTCTTGTGTAAAGGCTACTCCTTGAATCCTTAAGTAATTTCCGCTAGTTTCATCTAGGCTAAGTGCAGTATCTGTTGCATTAAAAATCATAAACTCTGCACCATATGAGCTAGCCAAGAATG